TGCCGTGATATTGCAATTGATTGCAAGCAAAGGAGTGCCATGCCGGATGTTCGTGAGCTATTCGGACTCGTACGAAAGCAGACGGCAGATGCCCGACAGGTATTTCAGAATCGAGTGAACAAGATTCTGCTCGACGCATCGAATGATGCTGATAGTATTGCCAAAGCTATTGGTGACGTGAGTCCTGATGAAGCCTTCGATGCGTGGGTCCGGAATTTGTTGGAGAATGCCAAGAAGCATAGGTGATGTATGAAGCATGCCCGTGGTGATTACAATCGCATCCAAGACCCTGCTGAACTGATTCCCGAAGACGAACCAGTGTTTCTGATTCGTGGTCAGGATATGGTGGGCGCATCGGTGGTGCGTGAATGGGCGAGAGCCAACGACCGTGTGGGTGGAGACCCTGAATTGTCGGCACTAGCGAACGCACAGGCTGATCGGATGGATGCGTGGCCGAAGAAGAAAAAGGCTGATGCGTAGGAGTAAAATAGATGGATGCCACGAGCCATGTTGGTGTTCATCGCAGTGCTATTTGGTGGGTGCGGCGACAAGCAGATCGTGGTTCCTACCGCCCATGAGTGTAACGCGCTTCGTATTGTGGGTATGGATGAACCGACGCCTGACATTACGCACACGTGCGGGGTGTTACCACTGGTGAAGGACAGTCCGTTGACCAAGGCTCAAGATGAACTCGATGCTTTGATGACTTCGTTGGAGTGCAAGAATGCCAGACCAGTGGCGTCGTTCATCGTGAATACGGTGGAGCCGCTGGTGGAGACATTGATGGGTAGTGAACGTCCACTGCTGAGACTCGCTGGTACTGCCTTGAAGGCATCGTTTGCAGGCCCGAAAGTAATGCTGGAAGTGGGTCGCAATTGCCCCGGTGGCCAGAACTAAGGCGACAGGTCATGGAAGTGTCGTGGTGCTGGACGTGCCGATGCAGCGTGCATGGATTTGCGAAGAAATGTCCACGGTGTGGTAGTCCGTTGGATAAGGTTTTGAAGGAACGCAAGGTTTGACGGGATGGGTGATGCCGACTAAGGCAAACATGCTACCTCTGGGCTGGGGAGTCAAAGGGGTCATCGCCAAGCGGTTAGCTCATCCCGTCAAAGGGAGTATGTGATGGCGTTTGAACGTCTACAGGAGCTAGGCGAAGAAAAATTCGGGAAGATTTTGAATCTGCTGATGCGAGGACATACCGCGATGGGTGTGGCTCGGACCCTTCAGCAACCACCGCCAGCCGGGTGGGGGCTGTTTAAGGGGCAGTCTGAGCGGACGTTGACCCGGCAGTTGACCCGGTTACGGTCTCATGCCGCAGAGGGTGCCTTCGGCCCAGAAATTGCCCAGCAAATTGCGGCGGGTGCGACTCCGCAGATCAAGTTGCTGGAGAGAGTGTCCGTCCCGGTGATTACACGGCTGGAAGAAATCTCCGAAATCCAGCGGAACCGCATCCTGAAGCTGGTGGAGAAAGAGAAATTGTGGGACACCACCAAGCCCATCATGAACGAAGTGCTGGAGGACTACCGCAAACTCCTACTGGATATTCAGAAAGTTAGGTTCGATCTAGGTCTGGACGAATTCAAAGGCCCGGTGAACATGACGACGATGCGTGGGGCGGCACAGTCTGTGACTATGCCTGACGGCACGAACGTCCAGAAGCAAGTGTTCGAAGCGATCACGATGGTGGATAGTATCTTTGACGCGAGGAAGATACCGCGTGGCGTTAATACTCAAACGTAAACGCCGCTTTCTTCCTGTCATCGTGCGGTGTCCCGCGTGTCATGAGGAGTGGTTGACGGCGATTATTGAGTTGGGAACGTGGTGGGCTGAGTCCCCCGAAATGTGTGCGTCACGAGTGATCTGTGAATATTGTGGGCAGGACGCTCCCATGCAGGTTGTGAAAAATGCTGGCAGTCTTGAAGACCATAGTAGCAGCCGGGTGTAAGCGACAGACGCCCGAGTACAGAGCTTATGCTAATGCCAAGCAACGATGCTTGAACCCCAAAGACAAGTCATTTCGTGACTATGGAGGACGGGGCATTACGTTTGGGTTCACGTCTTACATTCAATTTTGGAAAGAACTTGGGAAGCGACCTGTAGGCGGAACGCTTGAACGCATTGACAACGGCAAGGGGTATGAGCCGGGTAATGTGAAATGGGCATCCCACTTGGAACAGGCAAACAATAGAAGACCGTATCCACCCACGCATAAGAGAGTGGGTAAAGGTTACAGTTGGCATAAGAAGGGTAAGAAGTGGTGCGCCAAGATTAGGATCGGTGGTAAAGATTTTCACCTTGGGTCATTTAGTTCAGAACAGGAGGCTCGTTCAGCTTACGAAGTGAAGCTGAAAGAGATGGGAATTGCTTGTATTTAAGCGTGGACCGGGGAAACCCCTGAGTCCAGTTCCACTTGATGAAAAGCGGCTGGATGAGGTGAACGACCGTGCTCACCTGTATCTCAAGAAGTTTCTTGGCTACGATGCGGCTGAGAAAATCTGGGAGACGGGCCAGAAGATTACCGACCTGAGTGAACGGGCGATGTTTTACGCTCAGACCGTGGTGCATGTTGAGAGCGAGTTGAGCGGGAAGCCGTCACCGGCTCGTGATTACGTCCAGTACCGGTGGAAACCTGTCGGGATCAGGGAATTCATTTGTAGTCCGCACTACCTGAACAAAGAGAAGGAAGTCTATCCCGGTGTGCTGGAGGCCGCTGAGGAATTGAACGGTGGTGGCTACGTTGAGGCCATCATGACCGGGGGCATTGGCTCAGGTAAGACCACGCTGGCGCTCTACACGAACGCCTATCAGCTATACCTGCTGTCCTGCATGCACTCCCCGCACAAGCAGTTCAGGTTGGACCCGTCGTCGGAAATCCTACTCGTGTTTCAGTCCATCACGAAGCAGTTGGCGCAGGGTGTGGACTATCAGCGGTTCCGCAACATGATTGAGGGGAGTCCGTACTTCCTGAAGTCCTACCCGTTCCGGAAAGACCTGACGAACAAGTTGGTGTTTCCGAACCGTGTGGAAGTCGTGCCCATTTCTGGTTCAGAGACTGCCGCCATCGGCCAGAACGTGATGGGCGGGTTGATTGATGAGTTGAACTACATGGCGGTGGTGGAGAAATCCCGAGTCGCCGTGGATCGAGGTACCTATGATCAAGCCATCCTCGTCTATAACTCGATTAGCCGACGTCGAAAGTCTCGCTTCATGGAGAATGGGAAACTACCGGGCATCCTCTGCCTTGTCTCATCGAAGAAATATCCGGGGCAGTTCACCGACCAGAAGATGGCAGAGGCCGAGCGCGATCCAACGATATTTGTCTACGATAAGCGGGTCTGGGACATCAAGCCCGATGATTTTGGCAACTCCGGCTGGTTTCAAGTTTTCGCGGGGGACATGACACGGAAGCCGAGAATGCTTGGGAAAGAAGAAGAAGTTGCGGATGATGACCGACCGTTGGTGGTGTCGGTCCCCGAGGAATTCCGGCTGGAGTTTGAGAAGGACGTCATCAACGCCCTGCGTGAGATTGCTGGTGTTAGCACACTGGCTCGTCATCCGTTCTTCTTGGAGGTGGATAAGGTTCACAAGTCGTTCAAGCCACGTCAGTCCATCTTCAGCCAGCCCGTCGTGGACTTCGTCACGCAGCGACTGACACTGTTGAAGGCGAACTTCTGGAACCCCGAGGTACCACGGTTCGCGCACTGTGACTTAGCATTGAGCGGCGACAGTGCAGGGCTAGTTATTGGCACGGTGACTGGCTTCAAGAACGTGTCAGGTGATAAGGGACAGCCTGCCTACATGCCGAACATCTGGATAGACGGTGTGCTAGAGGTACGGCCACCGAAGAACTGTGAGATTCTGCTCAGCAAAATCCGTGAGGTCATCATCGTCCTGAAGAAGATGGGTCTGAACATCGTCTGGGTGACGTTTGACCAGTTCCAGTCCAGTGATTCGCAACAGATTTTGCGGCAGCAGGGATTGATTACCGGGCATCAGAGCATGGATGAAATCCCGAGTCGTGCCTATGACTTCCTAAAGACGGCGATGTACGAAGCACGGGTAGATG